CTCCAATAAGTTCTATCGTTTTCTGTATCCAGTCCGTCATAGCCTGCCGCTATGGAAACATTCGACCAGGTTTGATCTGACGCATATTTATAAAGTTTTGCCTTATCGCCTGCAAATAATGTTGTATCGGTCTTGCCGTTCTCATCAATGGCAAAGGAAGTAAATAGTCCTCTTGCTTCATTGGTAAGAGCATCACTTCTTGACGCAAAATTCGGTAAAGCCCTGTAGCCGTCAGAGTTCGGTATGACATTATTCGCCTTGGTTGCCCCACCACTCATGAAGGGATTGGCATCTGGAATATAATCGCCAAAAGGAATCATTATGAACTTACATTAGTTTGTGGCCAACTTCGTGCTTTGGCAAATGCTCCTGATGGTGTCATCTGTAATGGGGAACCAGAATGTTGCTCTTTCGCATCTCCGTCCTCTGCATTACGAACTGCCGTCTGATACATCTCTGCCCACACGGGTAATCGTTCATCGGCCATGATGAAAGGTTGTGCCTCTAACAGGCATCCGTATAAATATAAATCAGGGTAATTCTTGAGAATTTCATTGGTGGCATTAGTCGAGCTTAACGCCTGCACTTTCTTATAGTAGCACATTTCTATTTCGCTGTTACCCGATGGTGTTGGTCCGAACATAATATTATCACCAAGAATGGTGTAGTAAATGGGACCTGCATTTCCTTGACTATGATAGATCCTGCTAATTTCATTAGGGGACATATACTGAATAAAATTTTTACTTCCTGAATTGAGTTGGAGATAGACAAATTGCAGATAATCGCTGGGCAGAGGAATCTTATTGTTTCCCCCTGTTGCATTGGTAATGGTAATGGTAATAGTCGGTCTTAAACGCAGTTCTCTTGCGTGTCTTGCCTCTGTTAAGTCTATGAAATCATCGAGATAGCTCGTTAAATCTGTTCTATTCAGATAGTTGGCTACTGCTGTTTTTAAGTTTGAATACGAATCTAAAGCCATTATACATTTCCTTGCCAAATACGAAACGCCCTGTTGTCAGGATCATTTACCCATTTCTTAAATCGTTTCTTGTCCTTGATAGCTCCGTGAGGGTGCATGATTCCTTTCTTGGCCAGTTGCTGAACAACCACCAAGGGAATACTTGCTGCGTGATACCAATCCTTTTTCTTATTGTGAAACTCACCCAAGTTATGTTTAATCTTGTTTTCTTCTAAAACAGGTTGAACATCTTGTTTGGTTTCGATGTGTATTTTACCCTCACCTTCATCACTATGAATAATTGTTTGAGTAACCCCTGTATTCTCAATAGGTAATTTTTTATTCACTATTCAGACATCTCCGTTACTGATATTTGTCCTGCTCCTGTCGCATACGCTGAAATGGTATCCGATGGACTGACTTTGATTGTTATATTGCCATCAGCACTTAATAACATGCCATTTTTGGTTGCTGCGGTTCCTTCTACTTTGAAGTAACAATCAACAGTTGTTGAAATATTCACAACATTAATTTCCGCACTTATGGCGGTCGTTATTACACCAGCTCCAGAATGGTCCTGAACAGTATATTTAATCGGTCTATAATAATATACTCTTGCCATAATTTTCCTTATCTGCGAATGATGTAACTCAAGTCTGCTGTTGTAGAAGCAGTTTGTTCACCATTACTTTTTAAGTTGATTGCATCACCAGCCGTTAATTGTATAGTGCCGCCAAGAGATAGTTCCACTCCTGTTTCATCGGCTGTTGCATCAGCTAAAGTTGCATCAACAGATGTATCCGAACCATTTTTCATGATGTCGAAAGTTGTCGTTGCATCAATAACTGTATGACAGTTAATCCAGACTGCTTTGAGTATTCCGCTATCAGGAATCACACATACTGGGCTTTCGTTGTCTGCTGTTTGAACGGCAGTCATGTTGCCGCCCATAATAAAATAGTCGTTTAATGTTCTCATAATTTATCCTTTAAATGTTCCGTCCTCATCCTTGCTTTGAACTTCATTGTTAGAAAAGAAGGGGGAGTAATAATCAAGGTTATTCCCCCCTCTATGTCTTAATCCTAATCTCTATTAAAATTAAGAAGATGTTAAGTCTGCAACAATACCTGATGCCGCTTCGTTGCGTGATACAAGACCACCTTCAACTAATAAGAGCATGTGAGTATTATCGCCAGTTTTTGCTAGTTCGTGAGTTTGGAAATTTCTCAAGAAATTGTAACCCCAGTATTCACTATCAAGAACAAATGCCGATCTATTCGACATGAACCTGTTAGGAACAACTGACATTTCTCCAAAATCTGAAACATAGACATCAACTGCCGCTATTACTGTTTTAGCAGGAACATCACGAATTGCCGTGCTGTTGCCTGTAAATGTAGAAAGTTGTTGCTTGTTGAACGCACCAACCATGATAACATCAGGGTTTCCGCCAGAATCATAAGCAGCTTTAATAACTGCTTTTAATTGTGATTCAGCAAAAGCTCTTTGTGTACCATTGGTACGATTATCAGAACCATCTCCTGTTGGAGCTGCTCCGCCCGTACCTACACTTTGGTTAGTTGCGATCCAAGTCATCACTCCGCCAGTTCTTCTGGCTACGGAAGATGATCCTACCGCTTTAGCTGTGTTAGTTGATGTTAGTGCAAATTCGACATCTCTCTTTAACTCCTTCGCATTTTTCGCAAGAAGATACGCTAATTCCGTAGTTCTTCCTGCTGCGTCTACTGCATCATCCGTACCTGTTACGATAAAGTTTTTTGCAGAGATTTGCGTGTAGTTATTTAACTCGGTTGTAGCAGTGCTAGCCGCACCCGTATAATCATCACCTTCAATTTTAAGGTTATCTGCTGCCGCAGCAAGTGAATCAGTTAACCATTTGAATTGAGTATTATGGGCTTTGCCTTTACCGCTCATCGAGAAAAATGGAGTTTCAGTAGGAGAGATGTTGTAGATGATATTCGCTAAATCCTCACGGATTCCCGACATATCGTAAGTATCAAAAGTTCCACCTGGTTGTGACATTTGATTTTCCTCCTATGTGTTTATTTTTGTGAAGCCTCCAACCATGCTTTCATCGCATCTTTAGTCGCCTGGTTATTACCCCTGTTACTAAATTTGCGTTGTTGGTTTAAGGCCTTGTCCACTGATGTCATTTCCCCTTCATCTACACTATGAGATCGGCTCGTGCTTGCAACCTTGGGAACCTTCTTCACTTTCTTTCCATCTAACTTTGCTGTGCGTAATTGGTCCATTCGCATGGCATCATACGCCATCAGTACAGTTCGGTGGTCGGTAAGTGCGTTCAGTTCTTGGTCGCCAAAACCTTTTCTTTTCAAGAAATTCGTTAAGTCCCTTCTGGTTTTTTCCCCTTTAACGGGATCACCAAAAATGGGTGCCTTCTCTGCTAATAATTCTTGTTCCTTTAAGAGAACATTCTGAAGTTTTTGCTGATAGACTTCTTCGTTCTTACGCTTTTCTGTTTGTAGCTCGGTTTTAATTTTTGCTTGAGCGTCCCTCTGTTTTGATATTTGAGCTTGCCTGCGGACATACTCGGCTGGGTCATCATTGTAAATGCGATCCAATTCCGCCTCGTCCACTTTCGGCTCTACCATTTGAGATGAAAGTTCATTTAACCGTTGAACATATTTTTCTCTCTCTTGATTTGCCACATTCATCTGATCCATTATCTTCAATCGTTCATCCTCAACGGATTTACGATCTTCGGATAATCTCGCAGATTTTTGTCGGTAATCAGAATCTTTGGAGTAACCTTTCATCAGTTCATCGAGGGTAACTTTATGGTTCTTGCCGCTAACTTTAACGGAATAAAGTTTCTCGTCCTGGTGAGTATCGGTGTCCTCTGATACTAAATCCAAATCGTCAGGTTTTAATTCCTGTGGGTCATCACTTTTCGTTTCTTCTTTAGGTGGTGATCCCTTCTCCTCGTTCCCCGTGGCTTTGGAATTATCCAAAAGGTTGACGAGAGCTTCTTCTGCTTGAAATTGATTCAACGCAGATTCCTTTGCAGGTGTGTCTGCCATTGTTCTCTCCTTTAATTTTAATTAAAATTAATGATACAAAGTATCTTTGTGTTCTTTAGATAATTGCTTGTTCGCCAATTTTCCTGTTTCCGCAACAGAAGTAATCTCGTTGACAATCATATCTAAAGCCTTTGAGAGCGTATAAATCCACTCCCGTGCTTCTGAATCACGCATAGGCGAATTTTTCCATTCAAGGTCAATCGCCTGACGGATTCTTTTCACCGCATTGGTGAAAACCTCATCCTCTAAAAATCTTTTAGCCTGTATTCCTTTTGACTTTTCTTTGTCTAAACTCATTTACCAAATGGCCCTGTATAAACCCTTACTGAAGTAATTTTACCTGCACTTGTTTTCTTCTCTGCCTTTTTTGGTTCAGATTTAACTCGAACATGTTGATCTGTTGTCATATCCCTAGTTGTGGATTTTTTCTGTGTTTTCACTTTACTCCAACTATCCTTCAATTCATTTTTTTCATTTGTGGATAAATTAACATTTTTCATTTGCTTGTCAAACCATTTATCATCGAATTTATCTGGAATGGTGTTGGTATTGCCAGACTGTGATGCTGCCGTAATGGTGTCTATGGCATCGGTCATGGAACCATATCGTGCCTGTTGTTTATGTCCTGTAATGAAGTTTCCTTCATTATTATAATGCCCTCCCGTAGAAGTGTGATAGACAATATCATTGTCATCTCGTCCCGAAGGGGCATAGGTATTTTTTAAGGTTTCAACAAACTTGTTTGTTCCTGGAATTTTAGAAGAAGATAATCCTCTTTGTTTATCATTGGATAATCGGCTGTTAAAAAATTCAGTTATTTTTATTTTGTCTTGAAACTTTTGAGAGTGCTGGGCAAATTTAGCTCTATCTTCACCAAATCTTTCTCCTCCCCCTAGCATCATTCCCTTTTGATTAAGTGAATCAAGGAACTCATCATATTTCTTGTCATTCATGAA